TCTTCTGGCAGGCGCTCGGGAAGGCAAAGGGGTGGGAAGAACACCCTATATTATATCGACGGGATTCGATTCAAGGAAAAATAGGATTCTTGCATGAAGATATCTATGACGAGGCGCGGCCAAATTGGGCTAGAGAACCGCGATGGCATTACAACGCTCTAAGCTTCTTCGACCTCCTCATGACCTCGGGCGACATGCAGGCTTACTGGGATGAAATAATTAAGAAATAGTATGGAACCAATAAAAGCACAGGGAGGAAGGGGCAATATCGCAATCGAACTTTTGATGAAGATTAAGGAAAATCACGGCAAGTTGAGGGCAATTCTAAAGAAGAATAGCGAACTTAATGATGTTGTAGACAGCTTGAACTGGGAAGAGGGCGTTATCGATTCAATCATTGGGATTATCAAGTAACCTTATCACCTTAGAAAGAACGAGAGATGAAAGAAGTAGAGTTCAAGTCCAATACGATATGCGATAGATGCGGCATGTCCAAGACTGAGGTAAAAAGAAGCGGATCGTTATGTTCTTCTTGGGGCCAAGGTTTTGAGAGCCATATTTGGAACAAGGAAGCAGTTTTATTGAATGTTGAATACTTTAAAGCAAAATAGCATGAAGAAATGCAAGAAAAACGATTGTCAGTCCCGTATATCACCAGATGACGCGCCTGACTACTGCCCCGATCACAATGAGTTGAATAACATGTCACACCCTACGTTGGAGCAGATTAAAGACAAGGCGACCGAGAACCTTATTGTCTATATGGCGACCGTACCGCCTGCGCAAATTAAAGATTTTTGCCGTGGTTTCATTGATAAGCTCGTAGACGATGCCCACTCCTGCGGGAAGAGGGATGCTTTCGTAAAGGGGTTTATTGCAGGCTTTGAGCACTCAGGTGAGGGATACAATGGAGAGTATGTTCATTCAGCGGCCCGCAATACTCTCTCTGATGATCTTAGGAAAGCTGCGGAGAAAGAATTGGACTCCACTATAAGCCCACAATAAAACCGCCTGCAACGTGGCGGTTCTATCATGCTGGGAAGTACCGGCAGGATAGTTTAGCATTTAACTTCAAATGGTGGGGTCAATAAGATTAATCCGACCAGAGCAAAGTGTAATGTTCTGGCATTAGTAAATAAGTATTAATCAAATGACACATCAACAATTTGTCGTATTAGCTCAGTTCCTAAACGATATTTACGTTACGTTGCAAAAAATCGAGCAGAAAATAAAATAACAAAAGCGCCCTTGCTCTATAGCGGGCGCCTTTGTCTGATCTTGCGAGATTGATAGGCCGTGTACTTCGGGCCTATATAACTAGTATAGCACAATTATTGAAATTCCGCAATATAGCATTGCGTCAGTAAAGCGGTAAAATAGGTGCATTATAAACAAAAGGGGCGCCAGCTTTGCGCCCCTTTTGCATGAAGATCGAAGTCGGCTACCCGCCGAACATAGAATACATAAAGCAAGCTCTCCCTATCAATGAAACGGTTGTCTTTGCCTACGGTGACACAATCTACAACCCGCACGACCTGGAAATACTACCTGACATAGAAGCGCACGAAGAAGTGCATCAAAAACAGCAAGGAATAGACCCGCAGGGATGGTGGTTAAGGTACCTTACAGATCCACAATTTAGATTAGACCAAGAAATAGAAGCCTTTGGTGTTCAATTTGCCTATGTAAGGGCAAGGATAAAAGACAAAAACCTGCTGTATAGATACCTATTTGGAATAGCCATAAACCTTTCATCTAGTATCTACGGGAACCTTATATCCCACGCTCAAGCCGAGAGTAAGATACGAAATCACGCTAAGACACTATTGCCATGAACTACGATACTGCAAAGAAGCTTAAAGAGGCGGGATTTCCTCAAACAGGGAGTGTAATAGTAAGTCCCATGGTTAGAGGTTATCCTGCTAAACCGCCTTACGACGTCACATATCCCACCCTCTCAGAGCTTATAGAGGCTTGTAAAATGTTCACCCTGAGACTTTCCATTGAGCAGCACTCGAATGACTGGCGTGCCGGTATTTATGCAGAAAAGGACAAAGGCACCTTTTGTTGCGGTTCAACACCCGAAGAAGCAGTGGCCTCCCTCTGGCTCGCTTTAAACAAGAAATAGACATGGCAGATAGAATCCTCAATCCCCAGCAAGAGCTATTTCTAGCTTCATACACTGATCCCAAGTCAGATACCTTTGGAAACGCACTGCAATCGGCTTTAAAGGCAAAATATAGCCAAGAATACGCAGAAAACATCATGGCTTTGCTGCCAGATTGGCTGTCGGAGAATATAGGAGATATACGGAGACTCAGGAAAGCTGAGAAAAACCTTGAAGAAGTACAGAATTTACCTGTTATTAATCAGGAAGGAAAGGTTGATGTAGCTTTGATAGAAAAGCGATCTAAGGTTGATATGTTCATTGCTGAACGAATTGGAAAGAAAAAATATTCCACACGTTCTGAAGTAACTGGTGAGAACGGAAAGCCTGTAGCCGTAGCTATTACAGGAATGGTTATAGCAAAAGACGATGAAGCTAATAAATAACATCACCGCTGCATATAAATGGTTTGTATCTGAGAAATGCGACCATTGCCATGGACTACTGAGAAAGAGTAACTCGACATACCACGGAGCCGTCGAAGTAAACGATACGATCAGTGGCAGTAAAAAAGTATTATTTAATCTTTGTAACTACTGTTATGAAGTCGACAAACTAATTCGCGCGAAAGCAAAATGAAACTGGGAACTAAAGGTGGCGTCGGAATCGTATCGAGTGAACGTAACAACTTTTCTTGGCACTTCATCCAGTCTCTTTTGAATATCAAAGAGAAAATGCCTGGACTGATGATTATTCATTGTCAGGTAGGAAACATCGCAGAGGCTCGCAATAGTGTTTTAAAGATCGCCAAGCAATCAAATCTTGATTGGGTCGTAATGTTGGATTCAGACATGACCTTTCAAAGTACGGCTATTCTACAGCTCATTGAAACGGCAGAGGCTAATGATGCATCTATCGTCGCGGGGCTCTACTTCGGCACATTTCCACCCTATGCACCAATGGCATCAGAACTGGTGTATCCCGAGCACGGACTGACAGATGACCCTCGATTTGATTACACAGAGCATGGTATGGCAAGACGTAGTGAGCTAATTTACAGGTTCATTACAGATTATTCAAAGCCACGACAGATTGATGGCTGTGGCATGGGTTTTACCCTCATTACAAAGGACTTGTTCGATCTAGAATTCGTCTTCGCACCTGGTATCGGTGAAGACTATGACTTCTGTAAGCAAGCCCAGAGAAGGGGACACAAGATCATGTTGGAATCTAATGTGCGGTGCGGTCATTTGAGAGTTTTACCAGTAGACGAACGAATGATTGAAGATTATTTTAAACAAAAAACACAATGATAAAAAAGATGATTGGAAAGGTGCGTAGCTCTATATCGGTAGTGAAGAAATCTGTCAATAAGAAAAAGCCGGTAATAGTACCAGCAGAGACCGCGATGGATAGGATCAAACGACTACGTGGAAATCAGATTTAAGACAAAAAACCCTAAACAGCTCCAGGCAGCGGGTTATTGGATCGACCAAGAAACAGAAGAAATCCTGTATGGTGGTGCAAAAGGCGGAGGTAAATCATTCCTAGGTGCGTCTTTGTTATTCGGCGATGCCTTAATCTACCCTGAAACCCAATATTTCATTGCTCGTAAAGAACTTAACGATCTACGTAAATTCACCATTCCTATAGTCCATGAAGTATTTAAGAATTGGGGATTGAAGTTCGACGAATACTGCTCATTTAACGGCCAGGACAACTGTTTTAACCTATACAACGGCTCGAAGGTATTTCTCATAGCATGTAAGGAGGAGCCATCAGACCCTATGTTTGAACGTTTTGGCTCCATGCCGATGACGAGGGGGTGGATCGAAGAAGGTGGTGAGGTGCCTGAAAGCGCAAAAGCTAACCTGTGGCTTTCTATAGGTCGCTGGAAAAACAAGGAATATGGCCTCAAGAAGAAACTTTTGATCACAGCAAACCCTAAGAAGGGTTGGATGAAGCGAGACTTCGTAGATATGGCTAAACAAGGCTTACTGCCTGGGAGCCGTAAATACATTCAGGCCTTTGCTACGGATAACTCATATCTAACACAGGACTACATAGAGTCCTTACGTAGTGAAAAGGATGCAGTACGCCGCCAGCGTTTGTGGGAAGGTAATTGGGACTACGAAGAAAATGCAGATGCTCTTATTTCTTACGATGCTCTGACCGACACATTTTCAAACACCATCGTAAAGGACGGGCAGAAATATCTTATTGCAGACGTAGCTCGACATGGAAAAGATACAACAGTTCTATCCTACTTTGATGGCCTGGAATTGTATAATGTTGAGCAATTCCAAAGGCAATCTACCGATGTGACCGAGCAGACTATCAAAGACAAGGCGGCCGCAGAGCGCATACCCTTCTCCAATATCATGATAGACGAGGACGGTATAGGCGGTGGTGTGGTAGACCATCTATTTGGTGTAAGAGGCTTTGTGGCTAATTCTAGTCCTATCCCTACTGCTTCAGAGATCAGAGAGAAGGTTTCAAAGGTTCAGCACTCCTTTGTACCCAAGGCGAACTTTAAAAATCTTAAATCCCAATGCGGCTGGAAGCTCGCGGAGCTTATAAACGAGCGCAGGATCGCCTTCAAGGTTCCGGATATGAGGGATACAGTCATAGAGGAACTCACGGCCTTATTAAGGAATAAAGACCCTGATAGCGACGGTAAGATGCAATTACGGCCCAAGGATAAAGTTAAGCAGGAAATTGGCAGATCACCTGACGTTGGGGATACACTTATCATGCGTATGTGGTTTGAACTTAGAAAAGAGGCAATACCGGAGTCACAGAATCCCGCAATGGTACAGAAACAGGCAGAAGTATTTATAAGAAATAGGGAAAGACAGCAATTAAATAGCTCCCGATAGTATTTACTCCGGAAATATGCTATAATAGATTATCAATCGAATAAAAAAGGGGCGCCAGCTTTGGCGCCT